GGGTGCCGCTGATATTCAAACCGCCCACAATTTGCGATTGAGTCAACGTCAGTACGCTGGCTGTAGCTTGATCAATCCTCAACCCATATTGACCGTTGGTGTAAGGCATAAAACCTCGGCAACCGATCAAAAACTTTTCCACATTCTTGAACAGTTCATCACCTGTATTGATCACTGCGTTGCAAGTCAGCAACTGTTGACTAGCACCGCCGCTGTAAGGCGTTACCGTGAATGACTCTATGTCATCAGCCGCTGCCATGAACAAGGCATCATTAATCGCTGACTCCGGTAAGCCTTTGCCGTAGATTTCATGCGTTAAGTAATCCCGCAAACACAGCGCGTTATTGTCTGACCATTCCCAAGTGCTTGGGTCAGTAAAACGGTGAGTGCCTGTGCCGCCTGTCTGATCCTGATCACTGGTTGCATCTTTGCGAGGGTCATAGAGCTTTCTTCCCTCTATGATGGCAGTGAAATCTGGAACTCCCTGAAAAACTTTATCTGACCAAGTGAGCTGAAAAACCGTATACGCACAACCGAGCAATCTGAAATTGTTGTTAAATGTGGACCCGCCTCGCGGTCCGGTGTTAACGGCTCCCCAAGGATTTGGAGGCGCGGTTGTTGAAAATGTACTTGTTGCCAAAGTGCTTGCGATCTGTGAAGTTGTGCCGGGGAAGTTCTGCCACTGCACCAACCCGGTAAACCGTGAGTCAGATATGGGGATGTCATCAATAAAGATTTGCTCGACGGTGGCGATCTTTTTGATGCCCTTGATCTCGCCTTCAGACCAAACAATAACAACGGTTAACAACTTGTGCTTTTCATCGCCGCTGGTGGTCATATAAACGCGAGTGCCGCCTACCTTGCGTTCACCGTAAATCACCGGGATTGCTTCATTTGTTCCCTCTTTGTTGAGGAGAACGCCAGCCATTTCATCAGCAAGTTTCTTCGCCTTCTTCTGTGCTTTTTTTGCTTGCTGATACGATAAGCCCGCGACTACAGCAACAGCCGCTGCAATTAATTGCCAAACCATCTACTTACGCCCCCACTTCAGGTCTTTAATCGACTTGCTGGAGAACTCAAAGCCGGTGTCATCGGGATAGTAACGCTGTTGACTGTTGGTGTTGGTGCGGCGGCAATTGACCTTCTCAAAGTCCGTCCAGTGGCTTGCGATGGTGAACTCTAAATCACAATCAGGCTCATCATCAGTCACTTCATACGTTGAAATCCTGCCTGTGAAATATGACCATGCGCTACCTATAATCGCGCCACCCTCAGAAATAACAGCGCGGTATATTTTAACCTGCACGTTCAAATAATCATCCGACAACGCCAGATTTAAAAACGTCTGGTCAACCGCTGAAAAAGTCAGTTTAATTGACGACACTTGAATTGATGAGCTTTCTGTAGTGCCTTCAACCTCGATAAAATGACTGCTGGAAGTGTAGGTGTTAGTTGATCCCTCAATAGTCGCAAGCAAGTTGCTGCCGTAATCAGTCAAATAAAAATTACCAGCAGCAAACTCCATTATTAGGAATGTCGCTATGTTAAAGTTATCTTCCGCTAGTTTGGTTTTGGTGGTTGACGGTATGCCTCTGGTCACAACACAACCTCAACGCAATCAATCTCATATTCATAGAGGCTGTGACTGTCAATGGCGAACTCTTGAACCTCATTCATCAAGCGAACAGTCACTTCTTCAACGCCGGTTGTTCCCGCTGCCCAATCAAGTGTGGCAGATGATGTGACATCGGGAACATACACTTCAAATGTGGTTGCTGAACCATTGAGCGCATCAATGAACGCCCAAACCGTTGCAAAAGCAGCTCGCGTCATTGGGGGATAAACGATTGTAAATCGCCGCCGAGCTGCGCCAGTTGATCTGACTTGCATTCTCCCGCTTTGGGAATGACTCATATACTGGTATCGCTTTTTTGACGTTTCAACTGCGCGAGGATAAACGCCGGTTGATGAAATGATATTTGCCATCAGAGCGCCCTGCCTTGCCGGTTCAATTCTTTATTGATTAATGATGCAAGCATTCCCCGGCGATCAGTCAACAGTCTGTCAAAGTCTTTTGTGTCAGCGGCTGTCACATTGATATTCACAACCGCTGCTCTTGGCTGCGCCTGATTGCGTGTGTTATCAATGATCGTTTCATTCGGGTGAAGTATTGCATTGAACCCGCCTTTGCCATCAACGCCGCCAGTGCGAGAGCCTGACCCGGTTTCGCCGCCTCCTTCAAACGATTTCAAAGGCCTCGGTTGAACAGACTCAGAGAAGAATCTATTGCTTGCATTGATGACGTTTGAATTGTTGTTATTGTTGACCGTCTTTTTGTTCATCGCGCTTGTTGTTCTATCAATCTGAATGTCGGAATCAGAATTATAGTTTTTGGTGTGGTCAATAACCGTTTCATTCGGGTGAAGGATTGCGTGAAATCCTCCTTTCCCATCAACACCACCAGTGCGAGCGCCTGACCCGGTAAAGCCGCCGCCTTCAAATGATCCGATAGTTTGACCCATGATGGCAGCGGCTGAAACATAGCCCATTACTTCAGCAAACTTCGCGTGAGCCTCGCCAGCGGCAGCTAATGCAGGGTTGGCAGTCATCGCCGCGAGTTGAGCATAAGCCAATCTGATCGCGGTTCCGGCCACCATCCCGTTGACGATAGCCATGCCAGCCGCCATCGCTTGATTCACAACATAGAATGCTTTTGCCGCGCCAGAACCTTTACCAAGCGCATTAGCCAGCACACTCATTTGCTGCATCGTTAGCGATGCGGCTGTTGCGTATGCTGACGCAATCGAAAGTTGAGTTTCAGAAAGACCCATTCCGAAAGATTCAAAAGTGGCTGCCAATACATCAGTGAACTCATTTGATCGTTTTATGGCCTCGTCATATTCAGAATAGAGTGAATCACCCATCGTGGGCATCTGGAAAATGCCGCCGCCAACACCATCGCCACTTGGCACAGCCACGGCTGACGCAACTTCTTCTGCCGCTTGTCGGGCTTTCGCCTGAACATCCTCAAACCAAGTATCAATCGCTTCAGACGGCAGCGGCTTTGCAAGTTCAGCATCAAAATCAGCTTTGAAATCTTTTGCGACATTGGAAAACGAATCGCCAAAATCTCGAAGTGTGCCGCCCGGATCAAAATCAATTTTGTCCAATCCAAAAAAATCAGCCGCTTTGTTGTAAGCATCAACAATGGCTTTGGGTATCGCCGTGACAACATCAATCAACTCTGCCCCGTTGCGAATTACAAAAGCAAAGTATTCTGCCGTGAGCATTTTTAAGCCCAACCAGCCAACGCGCATACCTTGAACAGCATCAGCCACGAAACCAAACGCACGAACAACAGCATTGGCAGCGCGTTGACCAATCGTCCCGAACTCGGCAGAGTCTAAAGCGGCTTGGTAAAAGTCAGTTGATATACCCTGAAGGATTGGCGCAAACGCTGTCGCCAGTTGATTACCAAGCCCGGTGAAAACAGATTTGGCTCTGGTGATGTCATCATTAACTTTTTCTATTTGCGCTGCATCTACCCGGCTGATCGTCAAGCCAAGATGTTCCGCTTCGGCTTGCATATCCTTCAAACCCTGACTGCCTTTAGCCAGCGTATTGACTAGCGCAACACCTTCAGAGTCAAACAGCTTCATTGCTAGCCGCAGTCTAACAGTCGGAGACTCGACATCCTGCATCGCATCTGCAACGCGCTGCATTTGTTGATCAAGTGGAAGTTTGTTGAGCTGCTTGGCATTCAAGCCGAGTTCAGCGAGTGCCTTCACAGCCTCGCCTGTACCAACTGCGGCTTCAGCAACGCGCCTGCCCATGCGTTGCAAGGCCATGTTCATTTTGTTAACGCCAACGCCGGTCAATTCGCCCGCATATTGAAGCCCAGCAAGCGCCTCGGTTGTCACACCCAGCTTGTCAGCGGTCTTGGCTAGTGCATCGGCTGATACCAGTGATCTTTTTGTGAGTGCGACAAGAGCGCCAGCAGCGACAGTGGCGGCGGCAATACCAAATTTAGCAACTTTTTTAGTGACATCGGCGGCGGCTTTTCCAACCTGACCCAAACCGCGTTTGACGCTGCTGAAAGCCTTTTTCGTCGCATCAGTCGCCGTTATCTTAATTCTGACGCTATCGCTTCCAAGAGCCATCTATTTTCCCTCGCCTTTCATCTTGAACCACGCTTGCCAAAGCAGCATTTCGGTGGTGTCTATCTGGCGTATCTCTGCGACCGTTTTATGCAGATGTTCAGCGAGAACGAGTTGAAACTGCAATCCCCGGTCGCTTTTTAGTTTCCCTCAACTTCCTCGGCTGAAGGATCAAACTCATTAATCTCATTGACAATGCGACCCATCACTTCGGGATCGACAGACTTCAGCAACGTGACCTTATCTGCTCGCCTGAAAAGCGGTTGGCCTGATTCATCAATCAATCGCAGAACCAACGTCATCGCCATCGCCTCTGCGGTCTTGCCGCTCTGCGCCAGCTCCAAAATCTCACCGGCTTTTTCCAGTGAGATTTTTGGTCGCACATAAACAACCGCGTCCCACTCTGGCACATCAAGTTTCAGCGGCTCTTTTGATAGCGCGTCTTTGTAGTGTTGTTTTGCATTCTCAAGAATCGACATT